AAATTCTTTTTTGGAGATATTGTGATACCATTAATATGTGTGCTTTTTGTATTATCAACACATAATGTTTCACCACATAATGCGCATAGCAAATTTTTCCATATTTCACTGACCTGTCTGTTCAAAACTTTGAATGAAAAACAACCACCTTTTCGATTGTTAGGATCCTCCCATAACGGAGTAATATGTGAACGCATGACAAAAAGCATTGTATTTTTTATAATTCCGTTTTTTATTTGTTCGTTTAGTTTCTTAACTGCTTCCGCATTATCTATGTTTTCCATTATAAGTTTGTAACTAGACAAAGACCAATTATTATCGCCTGGTAAATGGTAATAATAATTCCATTTATCATTCAAAATATGGAGGTTTGTGGCCATTTCTCCTTAATATAATACTATATTAAAATCTTTATATACTTATACAGAAGCGATTTCATAGCCATTTGATTTTAATATTACATAATTATTATATTTCAATTGAATCGATTTCAATTTTTTATCAATTATATATATTACATAATCATCGCTTATTTCGAAAGGCTCCTGTAAGTATGTCAGGTATTTATAAATATATGCGTATGATAATATTTCGTTATTTTCGAATAAATCATTTTTATCGATAAATATTTCGATCTTTTCATTCATATTTTTGTGACTATATTCAACTGTTAAAAAGAAATTACCAACTTGTTTTGGAGATGGATCAATCAAACTAGTCGACTTTACCATTCGATAAATTATAGTATCGTTATATTTCGCTATTACAAGATCATTTATATTAGTTGACATTGTTTTGACACTCCTTATTAGTCTAATTATATTATTTTCATTGGGTTTTTGTATTTCGAACCATTCATTATAAATAGGAACCACACTAAATAATCCACAATAATCATTTGGATTTTCCATGGGACTATTTAAACAATCATGACAAATATCATATTTTATTTGTTGAACACCATTATATAATGATCTACAATGTGGATCGTCATACATTTGTTTACCTACATCCATACAGCTAGATTGTATCCAAGTAAAATAGTACATAATTCCGTAAATAGAATTATAACACCATGATTTTAAATTTTCAAACATTTTATATATATGTCAAAGATTCGTTTATATGAATTTTATTTTATATTTTAAATATCCATATATGCTTTGGTATACATGGCTTTTATTACTTATAACAAATGTATCATGTTACAATCGTATCACAAAAATGGGTTTCAACTACAATCATTTAGATAAAGAAAATATTGAAAGACTCGAACGTATGTTTTATCTGAAAAATAGTAGATACAATCCCATGAGAAATCGTATTTATATGAAATATTTGAAAAATGAAACAGAAGTTGATAAAAATATCAATGATTACGAATCCATCAACATTACCAATGTTTTAGAAGATATTAATGAACAATTTATGAAAGCATACAAAGAAACTATAGAACAAGATGAAAGAGAGGAAGAAGAGTTGGAAAAACAGTTTGATGGGGATCTAATAAATAACAATCATAGTAGCGATTATGATGAACATGAAAATGACCGTAAAAAAGGTAATGAAAATGGTTATTTTGACGAAAACGGTGTATTTAGATACAAAGGGCCACGTATTATTATTACCAGTCATCAACAGCTATCAAATATGATTCCACCTACTGAGCAACAAACAAGCAATGATGGAAATTTTCATATTATTCGTTCCACTGATGTCACATTCGATGATGTAGGTGGTTATGAAAAGATAAAGGAAGAATTAAAACAAACATCGGATATTCTTTTGAATTATAGCAAGTATAAACGATTCAATGTACGTACTCCTAAAGGAATAATATTTGAAGGTCCGCCTGGAAATGGCAAAACGTTATTAGCCAAAGCATATTGCGGTGAGTTGAATATCTCTTTTATTCCTGTTTCGGGTAGTGAATTTGCGGAAAAATATGTTGGTGTAGGTGCTGGTCGAGTAAGAGAATTATTTGATTTGGCAAATCAAAACAAACCATGTATAGTATTTATTGATGAAATTGACGCAATAGGAAGAGCTCGTGGTAATGACGAGAGTTCAAGTTCTGAAAAAGATCAAACGCTGAATCAGTTATTGATATGTTTGGATGGATTCAAAGAAAGTGAAGGAATATTTGTAATTGGTGCTACCAATCGCGTAGATTTGCTAGATAGTGCTTTAACGCGACCTGGACGCATTGATAAAAATATTTATTTTGGCAATCCAGATAGTGAAACTCGAGAAGCTATAATTAATATACATTCACAAGGTAAACCAATGGATTTATTGATTAATCGCGAGGATTTGGTGGAAACTACCGGAGGTTTCTCCGGAGCACAAATTGAGAATTTGTTAAATGAGGCTATGTTGAAAGCTTTACGCGATGATCGCGAAATAATAAAACCCGAAGATTTGGAATATGTATTGAATCGTATTTATGCTGGCTGGCAAACGAAAGAAAGCAAATTCAGTGATGACATTATTGAACGAATTGTTATGCATGAAATGGGTCACGCAATTATTGGATTCTTATCACATGAACATTCGCGATTATCGAAAATAGTATTGAATCTATGGTCTCCAAAAAGTCCGGGTTATACTATTTTTGAACAAGCTGACGAAGATTCCAATATTTATACAAAAAATGGATTGTTTACTCATTTGATGGTTTTACTTGGTGGTCGTATTGCGGAAGAAGTGTTTTATGGTTATAGCGTAACAACAGGTGCTCGACAAGATTTGGAACAAGCATTTTCACTTGCTAAAAACATGATTATCAATTATGGTATGGGTAAACAAAATATATATCCTGACATGAGTGATCAATCCAAGTATTTAATAGATCAAGAAGTAAATAAATTATTGATGATGGCAAACGATCATGCTCGTATTATGATATTAAAAGTAAAACATTTGATGGAAGATTGTGCTTCAAAACTGAAGGAAGATAAAATTTTGAAACCAGAACAAATTGTGGAAATAATTGATAAAAAATACCCTGAAATATGGAACTTATATAATGTTAGAGAGAAATATATAGATTAACATGATAGACTTAATATTTTTTTATTGATCGCACTTTCGCGTGCTAGATTGTGTATTACTTTTGGGTAATACACACTCGTTTTTTCACCTGCTATAGATTGTTGATGCATAGCAATACATTTATTGGAAAACTCTGAATCCAAGTCATTATATTCGGGATTTTTGTGTTTCCAATCGATCAATGATTTCAAACTTTTTCGAGATACTTCTTGTATAGCACTGTTTATTTTTTCATTGTCTTCATCTTTGTGCCACTCATTGTTTTCTCTTATGTACATTGTTTCACGTTTTACATCTGTACAATGGATTGGTCGCTCCTGTATCGTAAGCTGTTTCAAGTTATTTATCAATATTTGTGATATACCATTCACAAATCCTAGCTGCGCATTATTTTCCAAATCATCATGTGTTACCTGAATACGCTCTATAAATTCCGCGAAATTAATAGCATTTTTACAATGTTCGTTTAGAAAAAAATTAATATTGAACTGATTATTTTGTGTATTATTAGTAATTATATCATTTTTATTAGCAACTATGGTAATAAGTTGATTCTGTAATTCCTTGTTCTGCTCGATAAGCTCCTGAACTAGATCAGGATCGACCTTCGTTTCTTGATTTTTTTGTTTACTAATATCACATTTTTTCTTATGATACCAAAGGCTATTTCGCGCATTATAATTTTTGCCACAGTCACAAGAAAAAAAGGGGATTTTTGGGGATTTTTTGTTCAAAAATGTTCTATTTTTATGTTTCAGTGTCAAAACGTGTTTATTAAAATCCTTCGTACTACTCGTACTATAGTCACAAACGTCGCATAAAAATTTTGGGGGGATTTTTGGGGATTTTTTCATTCTAAAATGTTCTATATTTCTTTGGAAGATTTAAATTTCAAAAAAAAAACTATGGTAACAAATGGTGAATTATTATTTTGGTAGTTCACTCGCACATGCTTTGAGGGTGATTTTTTCCGAGATTTCTTCGGCCATTTTTCAAAATTGGACATTTTTAAAATGTCCAAAAATAAATTTTTCAAATTTTATTTTCAGGCATTTTTTTCAAGGGTTTCAAAAACGGTTAAAATATAGTTAATAATTATTATGGTTTGATAATTAATTGTTGTTTTATAATAATTACTTGTTAAATGAGTAACAATGGGAAATGTTGTTTATTAATACGAAAGTAGAGAAGGACCCCGTGCGTTAGAAAAGTCACAGAATGGAATAAAGTGGTAGAATGAAAGAAACGGACATAAATATAAAATACTACATTAATCGCATGTTTCTCTTCTTTATTTTCCGTAAAAACTCTTTCAATTCAATCTCGTGGGGAACTTTCTCTTTACATTTCAATTCGAATGAAACCTTTTCATCGCTACACATCATGTCATATTCAATATGCTGAGCTAAAAACGCACATAAACATTGAGCCTTTGTTATGTTTTCATGAATCGGTGTTTTACATAGTTTATAACATGTAGATACAGTGATATGTTCACTATCACTATCGCTATCACTATCATCATAAACAGCCGTATCATATCCATGTACAAGTATGTTATAAAGCTTCATATACTCGTCACATGTAACACGCGTTTTATTTGATCGTTTGTAAAACAGTGGCATTATTTTATGTAGGTTTACAATATTACTTATGTTTTTTATTACATAATTTTCGAACCAAACATCCATATTTATGGTAGGTTGTGTATACATCTTATAGAAAGGGTAGCAATCATGATAAATATGTAATTTTAAATCATTACATATGTTGGAATTCTGTACCAGGTTTATATATACATATATATGGTGACTATAGCCTAAGTATTTACCAATTATAAAGTGCAGATCCAGAGGAATTCTTTTGTCAAGTACTTCAATCTCAATGGGACTGTAAATTTTCGATGTCATAATTTGTATATGTTTGTGATATATGTTATATTGTAAAATAGTTTTCAATTTTTAATTTTTTATTTATCTATTATATATGCCTACACGAAAAAATAAGATATTGAAAAACAAAACAATGAAAGTACATAATTCCACAATTCATTTCAAAGATCACCCTGAATTCACTCCGAATTTAACACCAAGACAAATGTTTCAATTGGGTTCATTTGGTGGAACGTATTGGCGACCTATATACAGTAAAACAAATAAACAAAACTACAAAAATGTACATCGCAAATATCCCAAATCTTGGTGGCAAGGCATACCCGAGGAGAATTTGTCATCACCAGATTACGATGTGAAAAAGAATAAATATGGCGTCAAGGTTGGTTTGTCATTAGATTACTGGGAAGCCAAGAAGTGGATGCATCCGCGTAATCCATATGGATGGGTCCATTGGTATTGTGATTTTTATCAAGGGAAGCGCGGTGAAGACGACGAACGACAAATCCAGCGATGGCAAGGTTTAGCCGGACCTCGTGGAAGATTTATGCGTTTTTTAGTAACCAAAATATTACAAAAAAATGGAAATTATAATGACGAGACCATTAGTCCAAAGATCCGTCAAGTCCTCCAACATTGGGGATATGTTTTGACAAAGAAGGATTTCGATAATGAGATAAAAAGACGAAATTCCAAGTAATTTAATCGATGATACCCGTTGATATTACAGTATTGTTTTTAGTATAAAGTTCTTCATATACAATGTGACTAATAATAAGGGCTTGAGATAGTACAAACAAATTTTCATTTTGTAGTATATTTGGATCAGAATAGAAGTACGATGTGGCTACTAATGCGCATAGTCCTATGTACATTCCCGACTTCATCATATTTTCCTTTATCATTTTTTCATATATTTTATAATGATTCGGTACATGAATAAAACACATATAACAAATGAATAATTCGATACCAATTTGCCGAGCATTCATAACTAGCATACTACTAGCACATAATTTCAAAAATTCATTTTTCACAGGGAAGTCATGACGGAAATGAATGGCACTACTTGTCATAAATGCGACGTTTGTCATGATATCCATATTCATCATGTGTAATATCATAGCGCTTGCCGCACATAAAATATTGATTCGAAAAAGAGGTAATACTTTGTCATTTATCTCAGCATGAATAAGATCGGTCATACCATGCGGAGCAATTACAGCAGTAGTTAGCAAAGGTATAATATTTGTTAAAGGTGTTTGAATCGCTGGAGGCAAAATCATCTACACTAAAATGTAATAATATATTTATTATATTTTAATTTTGTTTTTATACTATGAAATAATCAATAATACTTGTTTTAAACCTTCAAGGGTTTATATGTCTAAACTCACGACCTTTTTATCAGATATGTTGCGTTTTTTTGTTTTCTTTGGCACTACGTTTTTATCCATTTCACTTAAACTATTTACACTAACAAGCGAATCTTCGTCCTTATGAATAGCAATATTTTCTACATTTTCGTTTTTCTTCAATCCTGATAAAATATTATCTATATCGGTATTTCGAGGACCTTTCATTTCCGGTCGCGATGTTGGTTGAGGCGGAGGCAATGGTTCATTAGCAGGTGCGTTATTATTCAACTCTACGCCACTTTCAGAGAACATCATTCCTCTACTTGCGTTTAGATCAGGGCGACTTCCCATATTAGGAGTATAATTCATTGATCCCGGTCTTTGTGGTGGTTCCATATTTCGCGTTTTTACTGGACCCGGTGGTGGACCATTCGACATATCTGGTTTCGTATTTAATAATTCTTCGGCAAATGCCATTCCAGGTGATTGTTGTTTCATAGTATCTACAGTAGCATTTGTAAACATGCGCATCAACTCTGGCGATTGTTTTATAACATCATTGAAACCTGGTGCTGCCGAAGATAATGCTTTATTACTGAAATGTACTACACTAGCACTAAAACCAAGACGAAGCAATAGACTCAATTCTGGACTCATTTTACCACCCTTATATTTTTCATGTAACTCTTCGAATATTTCATTATAACTGTCAATATCTTCACTTACAGATTCACCCCAACCATCGAGAGATATACCAAATGGGTCAAACATTGAGTTACCATATTCAATAGTATTTACCATTGTGATCATCCAATTTTGCTGAATCTTTACTGAATCCCTTTTGCGTTTGTCTTCAATAGCACCCTCATATTCGTCTTCTATTTCATCATAAGGGGAATCCATTGTTAAATGAGCAATATCCTTAATAATACCTTTTTCAGACCATTGTTGAAGATTTTTCAACATAGTGCGCTTTTTTCGACGTTTTTCGCGTTCATTCATAGGTTGTTGTTTTTCACTCGGAAGTGGAAGTTCACTCATTTTCGCAAATCCGTCCCAAGTGGATTGATTACCCATACTCTCAACAGTGGACGAACCGATTTTCGAATCATTCATTTTATCTGCGTACAATGGATCACTATCTAACTTCAATGTAATAGGCGGTTCATTGCTGAAATTGTTAAATGTTTCCACTGGTTTCGGTGTAAAATTACTACTGTTTAAATTAATGGATGATAAATCATTTAATTCATCTTCTAGTTTATCTAAATCTGCTAAATTAACATTTGAACTATTAGCACTTTTATTTTTATCATTCATTAAAAGTTCAATACCACCACCGAAACTATTTGATTCACTACCACTGCTTCCACCTCCGCCTCCGCCTCCTAAATTAATATTTATTGGTTCTAGGTCAGATAGTGTAATTTCCTCCATAATATACTACATAAATTTAATGTTTAAGTTTATACGAATAAATAATATTTATATTGGTAAATACAAAGAAATTATAAAATATAGTATAATCCTTGTAAAAAACAATCGGCCAAATCATCCTTCTTTGATGTTTGTAATACATGACACCATTGTGTATAATGTTTTTCACATATTTCATTACAATAAAACACCGCATCCTTTTTGTGTTGTCTGTATTTTGATCCACTTCCATTTTCTATGACATTCTCATTTTCCAACTCTATACCGTACTTTTCAAATATTTTGTCCATGTGTTTTAACTTATTAGATGACGAACAAAATTCAATGTTTATATCATCATATTTCATAATAAAGTATTGACTCAACATACCCTGGATTGTTTTCATCCGTGAAGCAATCGGCGATATTTGATTTTCAATGTATACACGATCTATGTCACTCATACACGTCAATTCATTGAAACTACTTTTAATACTTTTACCTATTTTCACCAAGTCGACAAAATTAGCATTTGATTTAGTGATTTTATTTAATAATTTTCTTTGACAAATTTCCAAAGATTTATCTAATAGATCTTGTTTTTGAAGTCTATCACAATTAACCAAGTGCTGCTTCAAAAATAAAATGAGTTCTTCCTTTTTCATTTTTTTTATAAATGACAAAGATTGTAAATAATCACCTGATTTAGCGTGCTTTTCGCAAAGATACTTTTTATTATTCTCGTATTTAGCCTTACTTTTACATGGTTTACCGTTTTTCATAGTACAACTACAGTTATGAATCTCGTCATTTGTCAGATTCACCACATTCCAGTCAACAATACTCGGTAACGCGTTTGCGCTTATTTCGAACACACAGTAAGCCATATTTTTAATACCAATATCAAAACTGGCGATTTTCATATTCATATAAATGAATTATTTATTTATATGAATTAGGCGTCTTTGAATAATTCTTTGTTCTTTTGCATTATTTTTTTAGCATTGTCCGTTAAATATTCTCTGTATGTGAAATTAGTTACAATATTATTTCTTGATAATATTCCATTGTTTTGCTTTTCACTAGGTGGAACAAAACGCTCCTTTTGTTCTTTCTTTGTTTCTATAAAGGTATAAGTGGGTTCAAACATTATATATATGATTTACATATTATTGTGTTAAAAGATTAATTAATTCTCCCTTTTTAAGCTTATTGGCAGTATTACTTAAACCTTTAGAAGTTACTAAATCGCGTAATTGAGCAACATTCATTTTTTTATAATCTGTATTATCATCTTCTTCCATATGTGGTATATCGATTTTTTCGATAGTTGTTCCTGTTTCACTTTTCATTTCAACTTCTTCTAGGTTATCTTCACTTTCATCATCACTATCATTGTCACTATCATTGCTTTCGTCGTCACTGTCTTCGTCGCCACTATCACTGTTTTGATCTTCGTCATTATTATCGCTATCATCACTATTATTGTCTTTTTCGACTAATGCTAAATTAATGTTTTCTATTTTTCGTACGTCAAAATCTGCTTCAATTAGATCACTTTTAGTTTCATCATTTGATACTACATAAGGATTCATGGTCGGACTTAATAGTACATTATTAGCTCCACCAACTTTGAGTCTTGATATTTCTTCACTAAACGTTCCAGATAAATTCTGGATAATTTCGAACATGGATTCACTTTTTTGTTCTAATTTGCTGAGTCTATCTTTAAAATGATAAACTAATAACAAAATCAAAATGAAAGTAATTGCTAAAGTTATAAAGAAAAACGTTTCAAATAATGAGAAATTAGCCATAATTTTATATAAAGTCATAAAAAAATACATTACAATAAACGAAAAGAAATCTTTTATAATTATATATGTCTACAATAGTTCCTAATACACAATATGTACAATCTGGAAATATGGGATCAATGAACGTACAACCAATGAATGTCAATGGACCTAGTCAATTTCAAGCTCCGCCTACATTATTTAGTGTTCAAAATACAATAATTTTAACATTGAGCATTTTACTTTTATTGACATTTTTAGGAATAAATCTTCTAGATATTTTAAGCAATATAATTAAGTACATTGCTAATATATTGAGCCCCTTGGTATCACGTTTTTTGTCATTGATTGGCTACACGACAGGTACAGTATTAAATACATCAGCCGATGTTGTATCAGATACTTCTAAATTAGCAATCGATATCGCAGAAGGAAGCATTCAAGATATAGGTAATTTATTGATTAAAGCGAGTAAACAAGGTGGAAATACATCACAATTAAATAAATCTTTGTCAATGCCTGTACAAACTGATGTACCTAAACAGGACATAGCTGAAAACCCGATCCAAAAACCTATTAGTGCTGTTAAGCAAAACTGGTGTTTAGTTGGTGAATTTGATAATAAAAGGAAATGCGTTCAAATGAATCAATATGAAAAATGTATGTCGGGAAAAATTTTTGAAAGTGAACAATCATGTGTTAGAAAATAAATTATATATAGTAAAATATGTTTTTAATATATATATGAACAACTTATTTTCATGTTGTGGCAATGTTCTCAAAGCAGTAGTAGACACTTCTAATATTGTTGTTGAATTTGATGGTTCTGGTAATATTTCAAATCTAGGAGATATTGTGGAAGATGTTAAAGAACAACTTCAAGAGAAAGTAGAAGAGACACAGGAACAGATTCAAAAAAAGGTAGAAGAGACACAGGAACAGATTCAAAAAAAGGTAGAAGAGACACAGGAACAGATTCAAAAAAAGGTAGAAGATGTAAAAGAGCAAGGCCAAGAAAAGCTAGAATCCGTTCAAGAGCAAGTTCAAGAAAACCTAGAATCCGTTCAAGAACAAGTTAAGGAACATGTTCAGGATAAGGTAGAAGAAGTTAAGGACCAAGTCGAAGAACAAGTAAAAGAAGTTAAGGAACATGTTCAGGATAAGGTAGAAGAAGTTAAGGAAACCAAAGAACACATTGATAATGCTGTAAAATTAGCAGATAATATAGTAAAAGTTACAGAAGATTTAAATAAAACAGAATCAGTTTAGGATAAATCTATATTAAACTCGTTATTACCGTCTGGATTTGCTAATACAGATATTTGATTTATAACACCATTAATAATTGTAAAAATAGGTTGAATATTCACACTCATAGTACCTTCTGGTATAATTTGTAAATTATAAATAATATTCGCAATTACTTCTTGATTAATTTCGAAATTACCATTTTCATCAAAATCGTCAATTATAATTTCATTGTTATCTAAAAATATTTCCATATTATCAACGTTTATCTCTTGTGTACCTTGTAATATTTGTACAATATAATCACTAACAACTACATTAACACTTGAATCGATATTTGTAGTATTTCCTATGATATTTATAAGCATTGGTATAGTAACATTAATACTTTGATCACCTTGTGTTGTGTATTCATTAAATATCATAGTAAATATATGTGTTAGTCCATCTATATTTATTGGTATATTAGTATTACTAATAATTTGCGCTATTTTATCTTTATCTATTACTTTCGGCAATATAGCATAATCATTTTTTTGATACCCAAACATATACAATGGAACGTCTGGTTCATAATATATCATTTCAGTGGGACCTGGAACACCAGATGAAGTAGTAGGAACCGCGATTTTGTCATCGTCTGGACATGCGTTTGTTGAATATACCGTAACGCCATTGTCTTCAGGTACACTGATAGTATATCGATTTCTATTATTATTCATTAGATTCGTGTATAATACCTTCTTTGTTCGTTTTCCATTGACTACTCCATTATCTTTGTATTGTAATATTTCGTATTTTCGTCTCATATCTAATTGTTTCTTGCTATGCAAAGGTTGTGATGGTGGTGTTTCACTAGCGGTCGTATCTGTATATGGAGACACAATTTCAAGTCTTGGAGGCGGAACACTATTTGTCAATAAAATTCGTCTCATAGACTGTAATAAAACGCAACTAGGTGTAGTCATTATAATAATTAATTATATTTGATTATTATAATTTTATACTCAATTATTCATATACCAAGAAGTTGCTAAATAATTATATTTCGTATTATTATCATCATCTGCTGAACGCAAATTTGGTCCTGCTTCTACAATATTCATAATTTGAAATACAGATAATGCGGTATCGAAATAACGCAAATCTGATAAATTACCGTCAAACCCACCATTTTGACAAACTAATACGTTTCTGTAATTTTGGAAAGGGACATTTTCAAAAGTCACGCGTTTTGCTACAACACCATTTACATATACATCCATAATCTTATTTTCCATGCGAATTGAAAGATGAAACCAACGAGCAATTGGTAAATTTGTGATTTCAACTTCTTCTTTGATATTTGTAGTGGTATTTGCTGCGACTGTGTCCATTATGATTTTTATGTTATTATGATCATTGTTAGTATTGTAGAAATAAACACCTGGTCCATTTCCTAATTCAGCTACACCGGTCGAATCGTAATTACTTGAACCTTTATTAAAGATGTTATTGTAAACTAGATTGCTTTCTGTATTATTTCGTAATAACCATACGCTCCATGTGAATTCAATACCATCCGCTTGGTTATTTGATCGATATATGGTAATAGAGTTGGAGTTTTTGGGATCTTGTAATATTGTCTTTTGTCGATTTCCGTTTATTACACCATCAATTAAGTATGGATTTTTTTCAGGTTGCGAAAAATAGATAATTAGAAAAATACCTAAATTCATTAAAATTAAAAAACAGATCAATATAAGTACTAAAAATACCAACTTTGTCACTATCGTGTTTGAAGCAATGAATTCTTTACCGCTAGTTAATAGGTCCTTTGATGATATATCTTCTACTGTTTTATTAAAAGAATCTTTTGCACTCTCAAACGAACTTTGTATGTATCCCATTGTTGTTTGATTATTTTCTGGTTGACTCGATGTATTATCGCTACCAAATAAAGATGAACTAGATTGGTCACTTTCTCCAAAAAGGTTTGTACCTTCATTATTTGTAGAACCATCTTGTTTTTTCTTTTGGTCATCTAATGAATCCGCTAAAGGTTGATTAAAGTAATCCATTATATTAATACTTATATTAATATGATAAAATATACTTGAATTAAAATAGATAAAATGAACTGGTTTCTACATTATCTTTTAATACTGATACATTGACATTAATATTTCCAAGTGCGTTGCTTATTGTGCTGCCACCGTTACCTTCCATATATTTATCCCATGCGGTTTTTGGATCCGTTGGTTTCGGTTTTCTTTCAAATTTGGAAATGTACGCGTCCCATCCGCTTCCAAATACGATAGATGAACTGATTTGCATATTTTGAAATGGAGGACTGACATTATTACCGATAAAAACGGATTTTACCATCTTACCGTCTAAATAAACGTCGATAATATTATTGTCAACACTTACCAAAATACATACCCATTTTTGAAGAGGAAAGTTGTTTGTAATATCGATGGTTTCTAAATAATCTTCTTGTTCCGCGGCACTATCGCTTATAGCTGGATTACCTACATCGAGTTTTAATGTGGCAGTGTTGTGATCCAAATATAATCTAGTTTCGTACAATCTACTAAATATTGTTTTTGTAGCATTGGTGTTCCAACTATTTACATATAACCACACATTGTACGTAAAACGTGCCGAATCAGGAACTGATAAATCACCCGATGGAATAGCAGGTATTTGTGAAGATAAACTGTTTTGTTCATCTAAAGCAGTTTCACCAGAAAATAGATTCTGAAAAATTAAATATAATATCACTACTAATAAAATTACACCTAATACTATAATTATGGTATTCATTATATAAAATTATACTATATTATTTAATGGCGGATTTTTATTTAAAAGTAAATTATAATTTGCGACAATATCGGCTTTTGTCATTACATTCTCATGATATTCTATGTTACATATGGCACCTTGTAAATTAGAATTACCGACTGCAATTCTATCCGTTTTTTTATATTTGGGAAACATATTGACATAACTCTGGGAATATATTAATGCGCCATTTATAAATAGATCAACGTTATTGCTATCATAATTAACTACAATGTTATTCCATTTTTGTAAGTCAAGATCCACAAATGTAGATATTTCGTGATCTTTCTGTGAATCCAAAAACTCGCGCCAATTTACCTTTCTATCTTCATCAACATTGGCCATTATTTCAAAATCACCCTTTGGTATTGGTCTACACGTTGTATTATATTTATTGTAGAAATCGTCAACATCTACAAGATCAGATGTATAGTTCTCATTTTCTTCCAGTGACGATTTTAATTTGTTACAATCAACATCTTTGACAAACGTTATCTTGACCTTATGTTTTTTATCTAAAGTCTCGGATAATATTTCATTTGTTGAATCATATTCAGAAAAATATTCCAGTCGCAATTTATCATCACCGTAGCTAAAAATGTGTTTTTCTGTATTTGAAAGATGTTGGGTATTTAGATATAACCACATAGATAATGAATAATTAACGTAAGGTGTAGGCGCATTTAATTCACCAAAATTGCTGTTCTGAATAAGCATATTATTATTCATTGGAATATCTTCACCGTGACCAATTACTTTGTATATATTCAAGAAAACCGGTTCATTTAATAGCTTGTGACTATTATAAAAACTGGAACTAAATAAAGAGGGTAAATATACATATGCTAAAACTAATAAAGCCTCAATAAACAATAATATATAAGTTACAGAAGGCGTAATTTTGAATTGATTTTTAATATACGTTAGAAAATCGTTTATGAAACATGGTATGAAAAATATCAGATTTACTACAATTCCTATTGTACCCGATAGTCTTTGTAATCTATCGCTAAATACATTGTAAAATAAAGTTAAACCGACTAAAATCAATGAAACTATGATTACTTGTGTAAATAGCGTTAAATAGTATTGATATGTACTAGATAGGTTTCTAATATTCGAATAAAACTGTACAAAAAATACAAGGAGAAAGAGGCCAAAAGCCGCGTATATAAATATAGCAATTGTGTTGCGATCCTTGCTGGCAAATATAATCAGGCCAATAATCACTAGTATTGGTAAAATAAATAAACTTACATATAAATAAGTATCGGTGTCAAATATTTGTTTCTTACCCACCATATTTGATAAAAATATTGTGATGCCGAAAATAAATACATACAATAATCCATACTTAATCAGCGTTTGTGTATTTTCATTTCTGATATTGAAGACTTCGTTTAAAGAACTAGTAAAAAGCGTGAATCCTTCAGTTTTATCTAAGTTATTGTTTCCCATTATTGCTTTTTTTATTTTTTTTTTCCCTTCAGTTATTGTTTTCACAATAGTTTCTTTAGTGCCCGACATGTTTTATATATATACATATTATAAGTTTTCAATCGCGGTTTTTTTACCATGACAATCTCTACATAATGCTACTAAATTATCTACGTGATTGCTTCCGCCATGTTCAAGACGGACTGTATGATCTACTTCAAACCAAGCAGGTAATTGTTTTTTACAATCTCCACAGCACCAATTTTGTCTAGCAGCTACAAATTTCTTCTTTGTTTCGCTAACTGATCTTTTTGTACCTTTACCACCGGAATTCATCACTTTTTGCTGATATTTATACAATCGCGGATCATTGTTTGTTATCGATTGACCATGTTGTGCGTATTGCTGTTTTGACGTAAAATCCATGATAGGATGAATGAAATTATAAGAATCCTTATCAATGGGTACATTTTTCAAATATTCGTTGGAAGTCTCAATGATGTCTTTGGCACGATCCGGATTTTTTCGAAGTAAATATATTAGGACCAATCCAAATAAACCGACGCCGATCATTTGATAATACTTTTTCCATGTTAATGCCAAACGCAAGTATTTACCATCTGTGTATATGTTGGCGATTACTAAAGCAGTAATTACAATAATTACAATTTCAAATCTCATGTATTCTTATAAAATATATAAATAAAAATAATACAGCACAGAGTAAATATTAAATAAATATGATGTTTCCGAATCTTGAATGTTTCGCTTAATATAATGGGTTTCGGATTGAATTGTGCTTTATATAAATCATCAGCGCGATGAAATGATATTTCTTGTTTACCAAGATGTACATTCACTTTATTATGTATGAAATGTATCCATCTTTTAAATGAATCGCGACACGATAAATATGGACTACATGGATATTTATCCAAAAGTTCACTAAAGTGGTTACCAATCGAAACATTGGGAATAAACAGCGGCATATTTTGAATAAAATCATAATATTTTCTTTTGGTAAATTCATTTGGAGTATCGGGATATGTAGACGCAATAGTATATAATACAAACCAATAATGTGGTCCCCAAACTTGTGGATTATATTCAGTCATATAAACTATATAGAATGATATGATTAAATAAAATTAATAGAAGCGTAAATGGAAATATATTGTAATAATTGTGGACGTGTCGGTCATTTATTTAGCCATTGTAAATTACCTATTACAAGTATAGGTATAATTGTGTTTAGAAAAATACAGGGTAAAATCGAGTATTTAATGATTCGTCGTAAAGAAACATTGGGTTTTATTGATTTCATAAGAGGAAAATATTCATTAAACGATAAAGAGTATATATTGAATATGATTCAACAGATGACACAATATGAAAAAAATATATTGTTAACAGAATCGTTCGAAAAAATATGGAATACTATTTGGTGCGATGAAGAATCAAATAGTCAATATAAAAGCGAAGAAATGAATTCGAAAGATAAATTTAATATATTGTATAATGGAGTATACAACAAATCAGAATTTTATAATTTGAAGACGCTGATTAGTGATTGTGATGAATATATTTGGGAAGAACCCGAATGGGGATTTCCGAAAGGTAGACGTAATGTCAATGAAAATGATTATGATTGTGCTATACGTGAATTCTGTGAAGAAACGGGTTATAACAAACATCATCTCAATAATCTTGATAATATTACACCATTTGAGGAAATATTCACCGGATCTAATTATAAATCGTATAAGCATAAATATTTTGTCATGTATATGGATGAAAAATATACAAATAATATGGAAAATTATCAGCGTTCCGAAGTCAGTTGTATGAAATGGATGAGTTATGAATCATGTATGGATCATATTAGAAATTACAATTTAGAAAAGAAAAAAGTAATTACAAAAGTAAATAATATGTTGAAAGAATTAACAATATGTGTATTGTAATTATATAATATTATAATATAATGACAACTGTTGAAAAACCTAAGTATTGGATTTTGAATAAAAAAACCAAAGTTTATGAACCGCGAAAATTATATCAATTCATTACTGACCCGGAAAATAGTAATCAAAAACTTGTTCGAAAATCAGTACACGATGTTGTAAGCACTGATCCAAAATGGGCCGAGTTTTACGATGAATACTATTTGAATAATGGCGTATGGAAAATGAAAGTAATTGATGATAAATTATATAATAAAATAGAGAAATCTATTCGAAACAACAAGACTGAAAAGGTTGAAGAAAAGGATGCGAAGACTGTGAAAAATGTAACAAAGAAAAAACGTGTAAAAGAAGTTCAAAAGGATGAAAGTAAGTCTGTCAAATATTTGGATTATTTATATCCGCGTCTAGAAGACGAAGAGTTCAATTTGAAACTGTCGCAACACAAAGAACTAAGAGATCATCAATATGATGGTTATATTACAAGTGTAAAAGACGAAGCCGAAGCATTATGTCATGCTGATTTTGAGTTGATGCCACATCAGAATTTTGTGAAAAACTTCATGTCGTTCAATACACCCTATAATAGTTTGCTTTTATATCATGGGCTTGGTAGTGGCAAAACGTGTAGTGCTATAGGTATTTCGGAAGAAATGCGAAAGTATATGAAACAGCTGGGTAAACGTAAGTCGATTATTATTGTGGCATCTCCTAATGTACAGGATAACTTCAAAAGTCAATTATTTAATCCTGCTAAATTAAAGTTTAATGAAGGATTATGGTCGATGAATACGTGTGTTGGAAACGCATTGTTGGAAGAAATCAATCCTACGGCTAGCAAAGATCTACGTGAACAATACATTATTAAGGAAATAAAGTTGCTGATTAGTCAATATTATATGTTTATGGGTTATACACAATTTTCCAATTATATCAATGATAATATAAATATTACTATGTCCGGATTGAATAAAAAACAGAGGAAAAAAATGCGATTGAAGAAGATAAAAGAATTGTTCAGTAATAGAATGATCATAATTGATGAAGTACATAATTTACGTATTTCGCGCGATAATAGTGAATCAAATATAAAATCCGCGGAAGTTATTATGGATATGGTGCGCTATGCTGACAACTTGAAGTTGCTATTATTGAGTGCTACACCTATGTATAATTCATATGAAGAGATCATATGGTTGACGAATTTGATGAATAGCAATGATAATAAAGCACCGATCAAGATGAGTGATATATTCAACAATAAGGGGGAATTTATACGTTCGGGACGTGAACTGCTTATACGTAAATTAACCGGATATGTATCATATGTTCGGGGTGAAAATCCCTACACGTTTCCCGTGAGAATTTATGCGAATCACAAAGATTATTTGGATTTTAAATTCGTTGAACCTAGTCGACAAATTAATAACAAGAAAATCAAGGAGCCATTACAGTATGTACCTGTATTTTATAATAGCATCGGAAGTTATCAAAAGGATGTATATAATTTCTTAATGCGAAACATGGATACTGCGATGAAAGAGTTATTCGAAAAAATGAGTATGAATCGTCGTGACTTTGAAGATATGGACTCTTTTGGTTACACAATGTTACAACGACCATTGGAAATACTCAATATTGTTTATCCAAATGAAGAATTCGATGAAGCCAGAAAGGGCGAATTCGATAGAGTTTCTAGTGTTGTACAAAATATGGTTGGTAAAACTGGTTTGATGAATATTATGAATTACCGAGAAGAAAAAATAGACTTGGGTGATGATGGAAAAGGGATAAAAGTACGAACGGGATTTTATTATAAAAATCAATCATATGGAAAGATCTTCTCCCCTGATGAACTACATAAGTACAGCGCAAAGATGGCGAATATTTGTAACATAATTAGAAATACGGAAGGTATTATTTTGATATACACTCAATATATCGATGGTGGTATAATTCCTATGGCATTGGCGTTAGAAGAAATGGGATTCCGTCGATATAGTAGTCACAAAGGTATGAAATCATTATTGAAAGACAAGGCAGCTGGAATTGATTATATGTCAATGAAACCAAAAGATCAACATAGTGGTACATTTAATCAAGCTAAATACGTAATGATAACCGGTGATAAAAACTATTCGCGAACAAATGATGCCGATGTGAAATATTTGAACAGTCCGGATAATGTGGATGGTAAAAAGGTTAAAGTTTTGTTAATTTCTAAGGCCGCAGCCGAGGGTATTGACTTCAAGAATATACGTCAGATTCATATACTTGATCCGTGGTATAACATGAACCGCATAGAACAAATCATCGGTAGAGGAGTTCGTAATTTCAGCCATTGTGGTTTGCCTTTTGAAAAACGCAATGTTGAAATATTCTTACATGCTACCAATTTGGATAACAAAACTGAGGCCGTTGATACATATGTATACCGTGTAGCCGAAAAGAAAGCTTTGAAAATTGGTATTGTAACACGTCTTATGAAAGAAAATTCGGTGGACTGTTTATTGAATATTGGACAAAATAATTTTATACAGGATCATCTTTTAACGGTACCTGACAATGTAGATATAGAGTATGTTTTACCAAATGGTAAGAAAAAACACATAGTTGTTGGTGATAAACCATTTACTGACATATGTGATTATATGGACAATTGTAGTTACACATGTAAATCGGAAGATAAATATGCGGATCAAGAGGTTGTGAATACAACATATAGCGATACTTTTATGGTTACAAATAATGCGGTTTTGACAAAGAAAATACAGGAATTGTTTTTAGATATACCTGGTGCTCAGCAAGGCAAATTCTTTTTATCACATAAAGAAATAGTGGATACACTGTCGGCTATCAAGAGTTATCCTATTGATCAAATCAGTTATGCTTTATATAATATGGTAAATAACGAAAATATGTTTTTATTAGATAAATACGGCAGAATCGGTAGACTAGTTAATAAAGGTACTTTTTATTATTTTCAACCGATAGAAATAACTAATACATCATCGTCAATATACGAGAGAGAAGTACCGGTAGATGTTAAGATTCCATATATAGATGTCGATTTGCCATTGGTATTTAAAGATACATCAGATGAATTAAATGAAATATTGGATCAAATAAAAGTGAAATATGACGGAGCGTTTAAGAAGACGTCTAGTGATTCTTTTTATTCCGAGTTCTATAAAATTCGTGACTTTTTATCTGAAAAATACGGAATAGTGGAAGACGTTCAAAGAAAATACATTATTTATCATATTTTAGATGAATTGAAATTTTTAACAAAGATGGATGTAATGAACTATATTTATGGAAAATCCAAATTGAACGCACTAGAAAAACATATTAAAGATTATTTTGAGGACAAGATCATAATAAGTGACAAAAATCATGACGTATATGGCATAATGTTGAGTGACGACAATAAAACTGTAAGCGCGTTTGTGTATAATGATAATAAATGGGAAAAGGCGAGTGCTATGGTAAACAAAGATTTATTGTCTTCCAAAACGAATATTTCAAAGAATGTGATAAATAAGTCGAAAATGAGTGATGTAATTGGGTTTTTCGAATATAACAAGAGTAAAGATATATATGTATTGAAACTGCGAAATTTACACGATAATGTGAATAAAGTGGGATCAAGGATTGAGCATATGCAATTGAAGCATTTGATTGTGAAATTAAATGAGATTTTAGGTGAAGAAGTATATACTCTAGAAAATATAATACATGTGTTTAAGAGTAATAAAAAAGAGGTGAAAATGAAACTGAATGTGTTAATTGAATTTTTATTGCGTCATTATCAAGATACACAACATAATGACAAATCCTGGTTTTTTAGTGATGAACAAATTATATTGAATAAAATCAATAAATATAATCGAACAAAATAAAAATTGATTCCTACAAACTTAAAAAATAGATGTTATATATAGCATGAGTGACATTATTTATGGTATTTACATTCCATCTATATTAGAAAAACGGGTGTATTTAAGTATTAATGAAGTTGGTAGCAACGTGAAGGATATATTGGAAAGACACTTACATGATATGACTTATAACAAATGTATTGCGGAAGGGTTTGTAAAACCAAATACCATTGATATTAGGACATATAGTTGCGGTATTGTTCAAAATGAAAAAATCGAATTTGTGGTTGTGTTTGAATGTATGATTGCGAATCCAGTGGAAGGTCAATTGATCGAATGTAAAAGCAAGACAATCACAAAGGCGGGTATTCATGCTCATGTGATTGATAACGATATTGTTCCCATACATGTATTTTTAGCAAAGGATCACCACAATATGAATAAATATTTCAATAGTATCAAAGAAGATATGGATATCTTGATAAATGTAATTGGAGTGCGTTTTGAATTAAACGATCAGTTTATTAGTGTAATAGGAAAACTGGTAGATAAAGAGGCTATGAAGAAGAAACAAGCAAGAAATGTTAAGGGTAGTGAATAAATACTGTATATATATATATATATATATGAAGTTAGGATTTTCATATAAATTTCTTTTTTACTTGCTTTTGATTGTCATTTTAGCATACATTTCTTTGGAATATTTTAATGTTATAGAAGGGAATAGACCTACACCTAAACGATCTAAGAATGTTGCTACTGGTACTCGTCCAAAAACATATGGTTCTGCTCCGTATGATGGATATTATCTAAAATCTATTGCTTCTGATGCGTATGAATATTGGAGTGAAAATTTGAACCCAGCGTGTCGTGAGAATAGAGGCAAAACGTGTGCTCCGAGCGGAAATGGTCCCCATATTACACCATCCTCAAAACCTACTACCAAGTCTCCCCATCGCTATCCTCCTCCTCCTCCTGATTATCATTCTTCTCCTCCTCTTTTTCCTTAAAATGAGCGAAATAAGTAATTAGTAATATTACAAATAAAAAACAAACTTAAATAAAAAATATTATATAAACCATAATGGATGATTTGGAATTGATGAAAACTAATATTGAAAATATGACAAAAATAAATCAAGTTGAAATCTTGAAAATATTGCTCAAACACAATGTCAAAATCAACGAAAACAAAAGTGGTATATTTGTCAATATGTCGTTCTTAGATAAAACGATCATAGAAGACATAAAGGTTTATTTGGATTATGTAAAGGAGCAAGAATCGACATTACAGTCACTTGAAACAAAGAAAGAAGTATTCAAAACCGCATTTTTTGAATAATCTGATATAAAAGGATGTAAATATAATTATAGTACAATAATATGAAATTTAATATTATTGTAATGACATGTAAAAACAATGGCATTGGTTACAAAGGATCAATACCTTGGAATGAACCAGAAGATATGAAGTATTTCCGCAAAATTACGACACATACGGAAGATAAATCCAAACAAAATGCGGTGATTATGGGAAAAATAACATTTGAGAGTATGGGTTGTAAACCATTGAAAAATCGCGTAAATTATGTGTTAACGAAGAGTACTTATGACGACATAGAAACATTCACCAATTTAAATGATTGTTTGAAAACGATTGAGCAAAAAGACAATATAGAAAATACATTTATTATTGGCGGATACGCACTTTATTATGAAGCAATGAAGCACGATGATTGTCAATGTATTTATATTAATGTTTTGGATGAGTATCATGTTTGTGATGTGTTTTTTCCAACAATTGATACAACAAAATTCAATCGAACAGTTACACAAAAACTTACACCAAATATTATGAGATATGTTTATGAAAAAAATTGATTATTTTTTCCTGAATGTTTTTTTATAGTACAAACTACATGTGATTATGTCTAAACACGAATTACCACTAGAGTTGATTGATCCCATCAGTTATGGTTATTTGGATGATATGCAAAAAGATCTGATATTTAATCATGACGGATTGGATCTAGTTTTGATCGAAAATGCCAATGAGATATTCCGACAATTCATAATGGATGGGAATGATATGCGCCTTGAAAATTTGTTGAAAAAAATTGGTTGTGAATATGAGAATTCTATTTATCTGAGATCGGATACAGTAGATATAAAACAAGACGAACAAGGTGAGTGGATGATGGAATCCAGTAAATACAATAAAAAGGTCATTCGCAAATACATTGAAGATGCTACGCGAAAAATAAAAAAGTCGAAGGTCAATAAGAGTACAATCATATATACTATATTTGGTATGAACTTAGGCGAAGGTGGTCATTATGGTGCTCTTGTATGTGACATTAAACATCGCGTTGTTCACATATTCGACTCTATGTCCGGAGACTACAAAGACGGAAATAGCACTTTAATATCTGGCACACAAGACTGTTTCCTGAAACTAGCATACAAAATATTCAACAGCAAAGAAATACTGGGTATTTTGTTTAAAAAAACGAAGAGTGAGTTCGCATTTAAATGTAAACCCGTGACTGTAAAATACATGTTACAGCCGACAGGAGGGTTCGAAGATTTCATATCTCCGGAATTGGAAAATATTGAGGATGAAAAACTACAAAGAAATATAAACATTCAACATACCGATTCCCAAAATCACTTTTGTTATATTTGGAGTATATTATTTATCCAAATATACTTACGTGGAAAAATGAGACTCTTCAAGAGTTTCATTGAAGATATGAAAGAGAAGGATATTATTCCTTTGACCGTTATCAAGCAATACATATTGGGACTAGTGAATGTGATAAATCAAGGTGATTTAGAACACGTATTATTCTTTTACAAGTATTTTCCAAGAATATGGTCAAACTATGAAACACCATGCGAATTAGAATTTGATTTGTTCAACGTGAATTTTCGCAGCGCTCGTAATATGAGTACATGTCTTGATTATGTAATGAAGCTCAATGTTAAATTGCGAAAAGTTGCCACAACGTCGTCGAATCGCATCAAAAATGAGATCAGTGAAATGATAGAAGACTGTACTGACTATGAAACAGATGAAGAATTTTAAAAATGAATATAAAGGTATGTATACACATTTACATGTAATGAACTATCATAGTATTTTTGTTAAAAAAGGTTATAATGCATGTGATATCTCAAGATTGGAGAAGTACATGTTTTTTCATCTTCCACAAATAAAACATTCGGAGGAACCAAAACAAGAATGTTTAGAAATAAATGACTCCAACGAAAAAATGGAAACCATATTTAAAAAGGATCCATTATTTTGGATGATGTATATACATGTTTATTCCAAAGCAAAATACGACGACTTGAGTAAATATACAAATACACAAATGGATGAAAAGCAGAAGATTGCCGAATTTTTTACAAAGACGCCCAATGCTATGAAGAATGTAAATATGAAAATGACAAAAAATAATATTAAAGAACACATTTCCGATTTAATGACAAATGTAGACATAACGGTCGAATCTTTACATGTATTGGCAATTTATTATAAGTGTAAGGTCATTATTTACAATGATCGTGTTTATTATGCTATTGTACCAGATGATTATGATGAAACGAACGAACCATTGGTAATATATAAGAAAAACACCACATACAATTATGTGTTATATCCAGATATAGATAATATACTTTGTCGTTTTTTACTGGAAAAGCACGATATGCCGTTGAAGGCAATTTCGACATACAAAGTAGACGAGCTTCGCACAATAAGCGATAAACTTGGGTTAAAACCCGAGAAAAATGACAAACAGAGTCATTATATTGCTATTACAAAACATTGTATATTATAAAAAATTGAAAGATTGTTAATACAAATAAAATAATATATGAAATTACTATATATTATTTATAATGGAAGAGAAAACGCCAAAGGAACAGTTACATACGATATTAAATAATTATTTAGAAAGTAATCCAATTGCGCGTAAAGATGGAAAGACTAGTGAAATAGAATTGCGTTTCGGTGGTGGCAAAGATTATAAACCGTTTTCGAAGATTGATTATGATAATGTTGCTCAAGCATTATATAATCATGGTTTCGAGCCGGAAAATCCAAATGGTTTCCACAGCTTACGTATATTTCATTGGTTTGTGGACAAGAATGGTCTTACTAAAAGATCGAATGTTCGTACTGAATTGGTAGGTTTGGATTTGATTCAAGAGTATTGTAAAACAAATAGTCTAGATAAGATCTTGTCTATGCCTTCTACGACATATGATAAAATGAAATTTACACAAAAAACTACGCCACAATTGGATGAAAAATTTATAAAACCAGCAGACTTTAAAGAGTTTAATACACGTATTGCGTATCAACTTGAACAATCGTATAGTGCGAAGTCTTCGGTTATTCGTGGAATCATTGATAAGTGGGGCGATTTCAAAAAGACGTTTCGTTTACTAAATCGCGTTCGATTTGTTCATAAGGATCTACCATTATTTGCCGATCTAAGTATTGTCAAGTCGTCGAAAACAACAAATAAAGGAAAAACAATGATGAGTACGTACAATATTCAAGATTCCAATATATTTAACAATTTGGAGCATTATGAAATCGAAATGGAATTGGATAATCACAAGGTTGGAGTAGGTAGTGAATATGATACAATCGATAAGATAATAGACGTGATTCGAAAGATTATGCGTGTAGTATTATCTGGTCTTCAACAAACAAATTATCCGATTTCGTATGTTGAGCAAGATCACATATTACATTCATATTATGTCTTGTTACATGGTAAAGAGAAGGAGTTTAAGAAAATTCATCCGAAAGACTTCATTGGACCGTCTTCTTATACACTTCAAATTAAGAACGTCGTAGAAGATTATGAAAATATGAACTTACCAAATATTAGACATAACTATACGGTGACTGATAAGGCAGATGGTAATCGTTGTTTGTTATATATAAATGAAGAGGGGAAGATATACTTGATAAATACAAATATGAGTGTGATATTTACTGGATCTAAAACGGAAAATAAAGACTGTTTTAACAGTTTGTTGGATGGCGAACACATTCTCTATGACAAATATAGTAATTATATTAATTTGTACGCAGTATTCGATATTTATTATATCAATACACAAGATGTCAGAACATATCCATTTTATAAGTCACCTGGTGATGAAGAACTATATAAAGGGAAAAAAGTAAAATATAGATCTACGTTGATGTCACAATTTGTAACTTTATTAAAGCATAAAAATATCTTGAATTCAAAAGAATCTTGCGAGTTCAATATCGAAACCAAAACATTCTATGCCGTTACCGAAGAAACATCTATATTCGAGGGTTGCTCAAAGATATTGAGTGATGTTCATGACAATATTTACAAATATAATACCGATGGTTTAATATTTACACCGAGCGATAAAGCAGTGGGTAGTGATGTTGTAGGTATTGCTGGCCCGTTACACAAAAGCACTTGGAATTATAGTTTCAAATGGAAACCGGCGGAATTCAACACGATTGATTTATTAGTGCGTGTCAAGAAGGATCACACTGGAAAAGATGAAATACATAATATATTTCAGGATGGTATGGATTTAGTAGGCGGTGACTCGATTAGTCAATATAAAACATTGATTTTGATGTGCGGTTACAATGAAGCACAAGATGGATATTTGAATCCCTTTGAAGATATGTTAAAAGGACATGTTCATAATTACAAATCCGATGAAGAAACGAACCGCAATAAATATCGACCTGAACCATTTATTCCTACTGATCCATATGACCCGAAAGCCTGTTTTGCCAACATGTTATTACAAAGAAATGGTAAGGAATTGTATATGTTAACAGAAGAAGGTGAATACTTCGAAGAACATATGATTGTTGAATTTAAATATGATTTGAATGAACGACCTGGATGGAGATGGAAACCACTACGTGTGCGTTATGATAAAACGAATGAATTGAAGAGTGGACATCACAATTATGGTAATGCTTATCGTGTAGCAAACAATAATTGGTTAACGATTCACAATCCAATAACCAGCGCAATGATTTCAAGTGGTTTAGATATACCCGATTATTTTGATAATTATAGTGAAGAATCGCAAGATGAAATATATTATCAAAGAAATGGTACTACATTGAAATCGAAATCAATGCGTGACTTCCACAATTTATATGTCAAAAAGAAGTTGATACAAGCGGTGTCGGAACCCAAACAATCACTCATTGACTATGCGGTTGGAAAGGCCGGTGATCTACCAAAGTGGATAGATAGTAAACTGGGGTTTGTCTTTGGTATAGATTTATCTCGTGATAATATTAACAACCGAAAAGATGGTGCTTGTGCTAGATATTTGAATCAAATGACTAGCTATAAGAAAATACCAACCTGTATATTTGTTAATGGAAATAGTGGCGAAAATATTAGAAAAGGTACAGCATTTAATGAAGAGTTTGCTACAACCAAAGAGAAAGAAATATCTAATGCCATATTTGGTAATGGTCCAAAAGACGCCACTACACTAGGCGAAGTGGTTAAAAACAATTATGGTGTGGCAAGTGGTGGATTCAATATTAGTTCGGTACAATTTTCGTTACATTATTTCTTCGAAAATGAGAAAGTACTCAATGAATTTGCTCGAAATCTGGCAGAATGTACCAAGTTGAACGGTTATTTCATCGGAACATGTTATGATGGTCAAACTGTCTTTGATTTATTGAAACATACTGAATATGATGACTCGATTGTATATATGGAAAATAATAATAAAATGTATGAGATTACCAAAAAATATAAACAAACTGGATTTCCAGATGATGAAACGTCATTGAATTATGCTATCCATGTATTTCAGGATTCTATTGGAAAGGTGTCAAAAGAGTATTTGGTGAATTTCGACTACTTTGTGAGAGTGATGGAAAATTACGGTTTTATATTGATCACAGACGAAGATGCTCAATCTATGGGATTACCAAGAAGCACTGGACTATTCAAAGATTTGTTCAATCAAATGGAAAGTGAATCCAAACGCAAAGGCAAACAAGACTACAAGACAGCGTTACATATGTCACCACAAGAAAAACAAGTATCATTTATGAATAGATACTTCGTTTTCCGTAAACTTCGCGAAGTGGATGCGGATAAATTGGTCAAAATAAGTGCCACGAAATCAGTAGAAGATATGGAAATACCTGTCGAGAAAACGGATGCTAAGAAAACAAATAAGCGCGTCAAAATAGTTAAAAAGAAATAAATATAAACCTTGAATAAATAATATATTATGATATATTACTTATTACCAAATGTCAATACATATGTTTATAAAAAGCTCAATTGTCAAGTAAGTGATACTACTACACAAACATGTATAAATCCATCTTTATCGGAATATTTACAAAAAGTGAAGTTGAAAATAAATTCACATGAAAAGGAATGGGATATATATAAAAAATTTACCAATCCATATGAATACATTAACACTATTTGTAATCAATATAACCTTTGTGTTTCCAAATACAAACCCTTATCAAGATCTTTTTTTAAAATGATAGAGTTAATACACGTATTTGATTTAATAAAACAACCAACGCCGATTAAATCTTTTCATTTGGCAGAGGGTCCCGGAGGATTCATCGAAGCGGTTGTAAGAGAGCGTAAAAATGGATCAGATTATTATGTTGGAATGACACTGATGGATAAAAATAATGATCCTAATATTCCATCATGGAAAAAGAGTGAAACGTTTTTGAAACAAAATAAGAATGTATTTATTGAGACAGGTAGTACAGGTACAGGCGATTTATTGAATATTGATAATTTTGATAGTGTTGTTAAAAAATATCATAATAGTATGCACTTGGTTACAGCCGATGGTGGATTCGATTTTTCTACTGATTTCAATAATCAAGAAAATACGATCTTCAAATTATTAATGGCTCAAGCATGTTACGCAATATGTACACAAATTGAAGGCGGCGCATTTGTACTGAAGTTATTTGATTGTTTTCTTAGCAATACGGTTGATTTATTGTATTTATTGAGCAGTTGTTATAATCAAGTCTATATTACAAAACCACAAACTAGTCGTTACGCAAACAGTGAAAAATACATAGTATGTAGAGGATTTCGCAATAATATACATATCCCGCTTATCAGACATACATTATATACGGTGATAAATAGTAATCATGTAAATAGATTATTTACTTTTGATATACCCAATCATTTTATTAGTAAAATGGAAGAATACAATGCTATATTTGGTCAACAACAATTGGAAAATATCAATTCGACTATTCGTTTCATTGAATCCAAAACGAAAAATGAGAAAATCGATTCATTAATACAAATAAATTTATCAAAGTGTGTGAAGTGGTGCTCGAAACATAATATAGAACATAATGTTTTCCAAAGACAAAATTGTTTCACATAATAAATCTAGATTTATAATCGTTTTTGCTTTTCTGTTTTGTTTTTATTTTTCTTCTGGACTTTTCTAGTCGTAGTTTTATCTTTTGTAATGATATCATGGATCAACTTATATTTGGGTGTTATATAAGTATTAGCATAAATAAGTTGTTTATGTGTGAAATTGTCTTTTCCCATTAATCGTTGTAATAATATAACGAACATTTCTGCGTTTTCTTCGGCCTGTGGATTAGCCGTAATAATATAGACTTTAATATTATGACTGATGAGAAATTGTAGAATATTGCGTACGTTTTCCATACGTTCTTTGCCACCCAATAATACTAATAAAGTGTCATCCATTGTTTTTACGCTTTTATCTATTAGTTTGAATCCACCGTATACATTCAAAGTGTAATCCCAATCGAAAAAAGCATATCGCTGTTTATGATTTTCCGTTTGTAATATCCAATCGTACAATCGCTGTTCAATGGTAGGCAGCGTTTCATCTTCAATCGTGGTATATGTATTTGTTATACCATTTGATTTTGTCATAGGTTGTTTTGTCATTCTATTAACATAATTATTATTTTTGAATTTACTCTTGACATCTTCAAATGATTGATTTGTGTCGAAATTCTTAAATATAAACACTTCTTCAAATGGTAAATACACAGGAATAATTCTTCTACTATGTTGGTTCGTCTCCTCAATATTTTCGAGCATATCGTCAAAAAATAATACACTACGATTAGTAGGAAAGCCGTTCTTCAAAAAAATATATAAATTGCGTTCTTCTATTTTCTGTATTCTATAATTCTCAGTGAGATCCCTTGTTTTTTCTTTTATTTTTCTAGTAATATTTTGTTGTTGTTTATCATATAATTTATACATATGGTTATATACTAATCATATATATTTTATTTAGAGTTACATGGTACCATAGTAGTTGATCCAGCTGGAAATGTAGGAGTGCAAGTTAAACCGTAGCCATATTTTACTTTAGTAGCATATCCATATCCTGCCATAGAAGGACCATATAAATTGGTATAACTGGCAGCAGTTGTGCGTTCAGTATCATACTTCAAACGAGCAATGTACGACCCATTTGACACAGCGCCTTGATTGCTAAATTGTGGATTATTAGGCTTGTAATAATTGAATGAATATTTTTTAGTTTCATTACAACTAGGTGGTAATCCATTTGTAGAATATACATTGTTTTCAGCTTCAGCGGATCCAGGTTGTGCTTTTGAATCGCCTTCACGTAAAATAGAGTATTGTTGACGATTGATTGAAATATTGCGGTTATTCAAATATTGTTGCGACGATGTAAAATAATTCTTCTTTATCATACCATTACTACGTAATCGTTTTAAAGCATTGGTTTGTACGGAATTCACATTGGGACAAGGTTCATTTGAACAAGTTTCATCAATAGTCGATTGAACAAAATATAAAGGAACATCAATGTTATTTTTGACATTTGTAGTAATTGTGCCACCTGGTGTCTCGAAATTCCCTACTTTGATGTTTGTTCCGGAATTACATGATTGTGTTCCATCAGAAGAAAATACTAATTCTTTACGATATATACGTGGTGGGAAGGCGCGAAATAGACTCTGTCCAGCCGATAATGTATCTCTATTGTTACGTTTTAATACAGGTACTTCCTGATTCAATGAACCACTCTTCCATTGTACATTATTTAAATTATACACACTACTCATTATATATAATTATATATAAATTATATATATGAAATTGTCATTAAATGATATTGTTTTTTCATTTATAATTATTATATCTTTTTTCTTTTTCTTTCCAAAAACGATTGAAGGTAATACATGTCAGAAACGTAGTAATATTACATACATTAATGACTCATCTGTTAAATGTGTAAATAACAACCCAAATACTGTAGTCTATGATAATCACATCGTAAAATGTAAAGATAATAAACCATATTATTCAGACTATTAACTATAATAATAAAAACATAATAAATACTATTTTTACTAGTTATTATGAACGTTGTAGATAAAGTAAGTAATTTCAATATAAATAATATATTTTTTCTAGATAAGAAGAAAAACATCATCATTGATGGAGTTTTTACTAAAATTTTGTATTCTTTACCCAATTATTCTTTATTAGGATTATATTTCGAATTTGCTATTAATGGCACTTTGACAAATAACAAATTCTATTGTTTCGATATGAATGAAAACAGCACAAAGATCAACGAATACATTGAAATGGAAAAAACACTATTAAAAATGTATAAGTCAACCAATAACGTAACTAAAACATCTATATATACATTAAAAAATCACTTGAATCAGGGTTACTTGAAAGTATTTACGAAAAAGGAAACACGTAATAAAAAGTATATACTCAAGGTTTCAGGTATATGGGAAACACATAGTGAG